ACTATATTCTTATCATTTTGCTTCAACACGACTTAAATATACGACAAATATTTGATATTACCAAATATTTTACGGTCTATTTTCCTCTAAAAACCACTCATTTGGGATGATTTTGTCCGAATATTTATATCCGTTCTTTTCACACCAATCCCCATAGGTCGTTTTGGACTTTTTGGTGATTTTGTTCTTTGAATTGGAAAATACGAACCTAATGTCCATATTTGGGTTTTGTTCTTTAACCAATAAGTGTTTCTTACGGTCAGCTGCCACAAACCTACCTTTTGTCTCTATTCTAATACCATTGGGTAGTTTGAAATCGGGATGATAGTGGTGAGTGGATGCAGGAATTATGTATGGAACTTTTTCAGTTTCATACTCTACCTTAATTCCTTGTGATTCTATTTGTTGAGAAATGGTTTCTTCTAAACCAGACTTAAATCCATATTTTTGTGCAACCCATTTTGGATTACTCTTTTTTGTAACTTTTTTTGCCATTAAATTGGTTTATTTTGGTTTCGTATCTGAGTATTTTTTCTCAGTTATAGTACCACCTCTACCTGTTTTAAATTTAGCAGCAGTTAAAACTTGCTCATCTGCTTTCTTTAAATCATTTGTAGTATATGGTGTTTTTGCATTTATTCCAGCTTGAAACCCGATTTTGTCAACACCCAAAGATGATTGACCTGATTTGTATAATTCTAAAATTTTAGACATATTGTTTTTATTTTACTTATAAATATAAATTATGTATCAAAACGGACAATAAAGTTTACAGGAATATCCGGTTCCGATTTAATAGGTTGAGGTAATTTTGCTACTGCTAATAATTCACACGCATCATTGTATAAACCAATTGTTGTAATCATAGGTGTTAAAAATGAACCGGTGGTATCAACTGAACTACTTAATTCATAATGTTCAAACCCCGCCTTAATGTTACCAACCGAACCACTAAATCTATAATCAACTATTGTACCTGTGTTAGTAATTGATTTTTTCTTAACATATTGTGTACCGGCATTGGTAATAATTTTTTTAATATATTTTTTTGAATTTGGATTTGATTTATCATATAGTTCTATTGAAGAAGTAACGACCATACCAATGGTTTCAACCGATGTTGGATTTGTTGAAAAATTAAATTCATCGGGATTTACTATTAATAAAAATTCATTTTCATATATCGTTTGTGTTGATTTAAAATCCAAATCAAAACTGGATGTATTAAAATTCGTTGTTTCGGTTAAAACAATTAAACCTTGATTATAAAAAACATTACCCAATTTATTAATAATATTATCCAAAAATGGAATAGACTCAACCAATAAAACATCATTTTCAAAATCTATTTTTATTAATTGTAATGTATATGGTATAGTGTTATATATAACTTCTAATATGTTGGTTTCTAAATTTAATTGAACTATTTCAAAAGAAATCAAAGCTTCAGATAAATCTTGAAACACAATTTGTTCATTATTAAAATTTATCGTTTCTAAAAATACATCAGCTGCTTCTCCCGATAAATTACCATAACCATCGTCCACATATTGACTTGTACCATCATTTAAAATAACCGAACCCCTTTTAATTCCTTCTCCCACACAACTTTGTGGAACAGATATAACAGTTGCACTTCCACTTAAATATCTTTCTTTAGCTCTGGTAAATATTGTAAATCCATTTGTTTTTATACCAAATCTTTCAATTGGGTTATCTTCTCTACCATTATAAAATGTAGATTTAATTTGTCCGTACAATGAATGTTTATTATAAGTTGAACCGCTTAAATGACCTTGTGTTATATTGACCATATCGGTTTCCGTATAATCACCAAGTTCGGCAAATAACACCGACGCACTAGCCGATAATTCATCCCACTCTTTATAGGCTTTAAATGGCCTAATACTAATATCTGACTTTGGTATTCGTTTTAACATATCGTATATAAATATCTTAAAACTAAAAACCCACCAAATTAAGGTGGGCCATAGTTTTTATTTTATTCTCCGATTAGAAGTCTAATTTAACTTTAATTGCTACTTCTTTATCAAATGATTTTTCAATTGGTTTTGAAGTTTTTGCAACTGCTAATAATTCATTTGCGTCATTATATAAACCAACTGTTGTAATAAAAACTTTTGGATTTGATTCAAAAACCGGCCATGTAAACTGCCCAGCTGAACCCGTTACAAATGTTGGATTATTTGAGAAGTTAAATTCTCTATTGTTTGCTCTTATAAAATAATGTGCAGTTGAAACATTTTCAGTTCTTCTTACTTGAAAATCTGCACCACCTGCTAATGTTCTTAATAACATTACTGAACCAGAATTTGCACTATATGTACTACCACTTAAAGAGATGTTATGATAAACCCCTGTCATTGAACTATTAGCGGGTGCTAATTTGATATCAACCTTAGATTGTAATGCTAATGGGTTTAGTAATAAAATACCCATATCAGGATAAAATAAACCATATCCCTGACCATTTACAGGAGAAACATAGTTTTCAATTGATGCAGTTAATGCTGAACCAATGTTTAATGAACCACTAACTAAATTATATACTCTACCTGCTGTTGTAATATTTTCATCAGTTCCGCCACTATCATCAATCAAAGTAATACTACTTGTTCCTGTTAAAGTAATTGAAATATTTCCTGGGTCTAATCTTTCTTTGTATCTAGCTCTATTTACATTAATCGCGTAGAATGATTTCATATCATGTCCGCCCGCAGTTGAACCAGAATAAACACTAAAAAATGCATCCGTAGGTGATAATAATAAATTTTTATATTGTGAATATGTTGCTTTTGTTGGTTGTGTTGACGAATCATCTTGTGCTAATGTAGGTGCACCGAATCCGGCATAATCACCATATGCAATTGAGAATTGAACTTCAGCTGAATCCGATGATGTTAATGCGTTATAAACATCTATATAGTATTTTCCACTAATGTTTGCAATTTGTGCAGATGATGTATAAGTTGCGTTTACCGCTAAAGAACCAGTATCACCACTCCATATACCGGTAGTTACAATTTCTGTTCTATTTAAAACTTGGTCACCTACACCGAATTTTTTATAAACTCCTTCGGTTATTGTATTAAATGCAGTTTGTCCAATTTGCTCTCCAGCTCCTAGTGCACTATTTAATATATTTACTATTGTCGTAGTATTCAAGCCATTTGCAATAGCATTGGATAATTCCGTTTGTAAATTTGTAAGGACTGTGTTGTTTCTAATTATTGCCATTTTGTTTTATTATTTTAAACTACATAAGTTATCGTTACAGGAACAGTTATTGAACCTCCTGTTTGATTACCATAAATAGTAAGTGTTGTTGTTAAATTAGATGTTAAGTTATTAGCTGGGAAGAATTTAAAAGTCAATCCTTTAGCAGTTGCTGCAGTTGCTGATACATCATCACCAATAAATACAGGAACACTACCTACATCGGAAGTTGCTCCCTCACCTTGTAAAGTACCTGCATTTTTATTTGATAAAATGGCAGTGTATCCACCCTGTGCATTACTTCCACCAGAAGTATTAGGTGAAATTGTAATAGGGCCAGTTACTTTTGTTGTTGCAATAATTGATGCTTGACCAATAGACACAACAGGAATACTTTTTGAATCTTTTGGTAATGTTACCAATTTATATTTCATTACTTGTGTCTCATCCGGAGATGCTTCAATTACAGGAATGTTTTTAATTGCTGCGTCATAATATGCAGAACCTAACGGATGTGCTGGTTCGTATAAATTATAATCAATCTCATCATCTGCCAATGCAAATTGTGTGATGTTTAAACCACCACCTGCTGCTAATTTTTCTCTACCCTTTTTTGTAAGGATAGCATCTACTGTTAATTCTGTGTTACTTAAATATCCCATAGTGTTGTATTATCGTTTGATATAAATATAATTATTTTTAAATTTCGTTATTCTACTTCCAAAATTGGTTCGGATGTATTTCTACCTGCTTTATTTACAGTTAATATGTTTGGATTAGATATAAATGTTTCAATAGGTGATGCACCATCAATAGTTGTTGCTGCTGTATTTTTTGAACCTCTAAAGAAACTATTTTGCAATCCTCTTGTCAAATCCGATGTATTTCTATAATGTGTTGGTAAATATCCATCTACTTTTTTTACTTGAACTATACTACCCGTACCCGCATTAATAACCTTTGCAGTTGAATATGGTTGAATATTTAATTTTGTCTCATAGTAAATGGATGATGTCAATTCCATTCCACCTCTTGGGTCACCTTTGCCATTTATTACAATTTTATACTTTAAAGCTTCTCTTGATTTTTGTTCTGTTATTAAATCTACTTTAATTCTTTCTTTAACTCTTCGGCCTTTTTCATCAAAATATGTTCTAATAGCATGTCCATTTTGAGCATATATTCCAAATCCAACCGTTTCAAATGTGGTTTGACCGGCTACAATATTTAAATCATACAAATCAATTTCAGTTAAAATAGTAGGATTTTGTAAACCACAATCAATTGATGCTGTTTGTTGATAATAATCGGAACTTATATTTGTGTTATCGGTTGTTCTTATAGTTGTATTATATTGGTAATTATCAGCTGATATTTGGTTTTCATTATTAATATCAATTCTAGTATTATATTGATAATTTTCTGCAAATATATTATCCGACAGGTTTGCATCAATTATAGTTTGATATTGGTTTGTTTCTGCAAATATATTAGTTGTATTATTTGAATCTATTATAGTTTCTAATTGATTATTTACTCCTGTTGGTTTTTTATGTGCAACTTTACTTCTTTCTAAAATATGTGGTTCAATTAATAAACCAGTAGTTGCTTTAACTCTTGCAGGTAACATCTTCTTAATATCTTCAAACATAGATTTCTCATATAATTTGATTAAGTTAATGTATGCGTATATATCTCTACCATCAAATCTTTGGAAATAATAATTTCTTAAAGAATCTAATTGCGAATAATTTGATTTATAATAATCTTGTGGGTTACCAATGTAATTATCTAAATTAATTCCACCAAATGATTTTGCAATATCAATGTTTAATTCTTTTGTTGGCGAGAAAAATAAACCTACTCTATTTGAATCAATTGGTGATTGGTCAAATGATTTTTTAGTTCCTCTACTATTTACCGATAAGTTCACACCTTTAGTTGGAGTTATCTCCGTTCCATCTAAATTATATTGACTTTCAAATCTAACTTTATTTGTTGAATATCTACTTGCACCTAAATCAGGAATTTCCAATGTAACACTTCTATCTATTGCTTCAAATTGATATGGATATGATGTTATTGGTGGAAATCCACTTGCTGTTGCAAATAATAGTGGTGTTATATTTTCTGATAGAAAGTTTGCAACACTTCCTGTTAATTCTATTACAATTGGTGTTATCGAATTATTTATAGATTGAGAAAGTGAGGCCGATGGTTGTAAATTGGTTGGAAATGAAACCATTCCTGTTCCACCATGTGAAATAGATATAGATGTTAAAACACCATTTGTTAATGAACCCGTTACAGATGGTTGTGTTTGCTTAAATTCTCCACCTACAAAATATAATGGAATACTACCATTCGAAGTTCCTAATGAGCTAGTATATCCAGTACCACCATTAATTATTGTTATGTTAGATATTGAGCCTGTTATTATATTTAATCCGTTTTCAAAATTATTTCTATTTAAACTTGCACTAAAATATACATTTGTGTCAACATTTATTAATTTTGTATTTGTTGCTAAATTTTTTGGATATTCAAAATCTAAACGGAAATATAAATCTGTTGTGGATGATGTAATACTATTACCATTAATCATTTCAGGAAAAGAAACGTGTTCATAAAATCTTTCAGTATCTAATACTTCCGACCACAAACGAAATTCATCTACACTACCAACGAAATCATTTCCCAAATATAAAGTAGAACCATTGTTCCAATCGGTATATGCGGATGCTGTAATTGATTCTTCAAATATAGTTCTTTCTTTTTCGGCTTGTCTAACATCTAATTTTAATCCATTAGAACCACTACTTACCGATAAACCAAAAAATCTATCATTAAATATTGGTAATAAAGATGTAGACATTGAAATTGAACCCGAATAATTGAATATTACTTTACCATAATTACTATTAACTGAACCACTAATTTTAACGTCCCAATTACTTCCAGATAATATTGTCCAATTTTTACTATATGATGGTTTAACAAATAATTCAATAGTATTTGGTTTTCTATTTTTATCCGTATTTTTCCACTCCATTTGAATTAAAGAACCAGACACCATTTTAAGTGCACTAGTAACATTATCCATTACTAATTTACTTTTTGTATTGGTTGTTATTTCCGGGCCTCCAAATTCTAAAATTGAAAGATTTGATGCAGGAATTCCATAACAAGACATTAATGCATATATACCTCTCCTTGTACCTTTATTTTTTAATAGATAAGGTAAGTTATTTACAATTCTTCTCCAAACTTCATATGTTCTTTGCTTTGCAGATTTTGATTTTATTTCATCACCATTTTCATCATATGATATATAACGTTGACTACCATCGGCATTTTGTCCAAATACATAATCCCAAAGTTTAGTATCTGCGGCTAGGTTTTTTGCATCCCAACCCATTGATTTCAATATATCAAATAACAATTTATCATTTATTGTATTTTTTGATTTATATCCAAGACCTCTACTATTTTCTATTGATTTTGTATAGAAATATAATGTATCAAAGTGATGTCCTATCATTGACAAAAACAACAACATGCTTTCATTATTACCATTAGTAACAACGTATTGTGGTATATTGTTTTGAACCCAATTCACATTTGTTTTATCAAACTGATTTGCTAATTCAATAATATTATCATACCAATTTGAAACTATTGTATCGTTTGAAGTTAATCTATCACCATTGTACGGCCAAGTTAAAGAACTAGAATTGTTTGTTGTATATTCCGATTTATTATATAAAAATTTCTCAAAACCATCAAATCCATTTATTAATTGATTTTTCTTTAATTGTACTCTTTCTCTTTCTTGAACAGCCGATAATGAACCAGTATGTAATCCATCTCCGGTTGAACCTGTTGAATATGTTTTACTATATAATAATTCATATTTTTCAATTAATTGTACTTTGTATATAAAATTATCTACTCTTTCTTTTGCAGAACTAAAATGTACAAAATTATTCCAAAGATATTCACCTGGTCCTGACATTTCCGACCCACTATGCGAACTTGTAAAATTAACGTTTGCGTATTGAATATTTAAATCATCGGTTTTTATTAAAGATGAACTTAAATATGTTGCAACCAATTGCGACGAACTAGAAACCGATGCACTTAATATTAAATTATCTAACGATTCATAATTTGTAGATTGGCCAACTACAAAATCAACTTCTACACTAAAATTCGGCCCCTTTATAGGAGGACATTTTATATCATCTTGTTCACTTAATACAATCGTTTCTATTAATGGATTTGTCAATAATTTTGAAATCCATAAAGTTGTATTTTCATTAATAGATGCAGGAAGTGGGTTGTATAATTTTAATATAGTAGATTCTACTATATCTTCTGGTTTTACAATTGTATTACCAAATTCATCTTCCGATTTTTTAGAAAGTGTAAAATCATCCTCTTCCCAAGAAGATATTATAATTTGTTCATCATTCCCAAAATTAGCAATATGAGTTAAATATTTGTCCTCTTTATCAAATACAAAATCTAATTTATTTAAAAATCCATCATAAATTGATTTTTTAATTTTTTCAGTATCTAATGAAATATTTGGATATATTATTTTAGTTGTGGCCGATATCTCAGTTCCCTCTAATACTTTTTGTCCTCCCTTATTGTATGGTTTAAAAACTAAAGTTAAATCGGTATTACCATTCCATTTGGGATATGAAGTAGCTAAAGTTCTTAAATTTAATTTTAATTTACCATTTGGAGCTTGGTTTTGTACCAATGGAAGTTTGGTTAAATCTTTTGCTAATAAAAATATATCAACCGTTGTTGCATGTTTGGTTTTATATTCTATTTCAAAATTAATATCTAAATTAGAAAAACTTGGAACATCTATTGTATCAACGATATCTATTTCAACCATTGATGGTGTATCAACCTCAGCTATCCAATTTATTATCAATTCAACAGGAACCCCATCACCATATGCAGCCGAACTTGGAACTAAAAATATTTTTTTATTACCCAATATTCCGTCAAAATCTTTTTTAAAATATAAAGTTACAAATGTATCCTCTGTTTTTACAATTCTATTTGGTGAAAGATAAACCGTTACATAATCTGTATTTGGTTTTGTAAATTTAATAATTAATTCTTTTTCTAAATCAGAATCCTTTACTTTTATATCTATTTTTTTATTTGGATTGGTTAAAACTATTGTAGGAGCTTTTACCGTTGTTTTTTCTAAAATAACAACAACATATAATTCTCCAGTTATAATTATATTTTTATCTATTTCAAATGGAGAGTTAATGGAGGCCACCTTCGCAGTTGACCATTTTGTTAAATCCGTTGGTGCAGTTGCATATGTAGCTTTATTGGTATAACATATTTTTTTAACAACATATTCTTCGGGAAGATTACCACTTAAATATAAAATTATTTTGGCATTGTTTATTAAACTATAATCTATATTTTGTGGTAAAGTGCTACCATCTTTTAATAGTAATGGTTTTAAAGGCGTTTTGGCCAATGAATTACTGATTTCAACATTTAAAGTTAAAAGAGTTCCCAATTCACTAGTAAAATTACTACCAAAGTTTATTACATAGTTTGTTAAAGCCATTGTGTTAATTTATTATAAATATCTTTATTAAAAATTGTTTTTATTTCGCGTCATTACCACCATCGGGATTTGAACCCTCACTACGTCCTCCACGTCCACCTCCACCTCCAGTTCCACCTCCACCTCCAGTTCCACCACCACCTCCGGGGGTAGGTACAACATATCCACACGTTAAAGAATTAACCTTAATCAATTCATCATATGTACCACCATTTCCATCTGCGTACGTTCCATATTGGTCAAATCCTTTACATATTGTTGTAATCAATGTTCCTTTTGGTTTAGGTGTAGGTAAATTGGTACCAGTACCTCCTGCTACTTTTGTAAAACTAATTTGATTCGGTGTTATTGTAATAATTTTTCTATTTGATATAATAGGAGGTACATTAGTGGTGTCTAATGTAAGTCTATCTATTGGAGAATTTGTAAATTGTTTTTCAATTGTTTTAGTTTCTATTGTTCTTTGTTTCAAATCCGGTAGATTTTTTGTAATACAGGCCATTAATATTAAATTAATTTCTTTTTCAATATCTTCCGTTTTGTATATTTCTGAATCAACAAATCTAACAACATCAACTTTACCAAAATCACTTAAAGCTATATTATATTTTTTGTTTGTTAAATAATTATTTACTGCTGATTTAAAATTTGTATATATTTTTTTAACATAATCATCAAAATTTTGTAATCCAAAATCTTTTTTTAGATATAACAAATAATCCGTTCCAAATTGTGTATTCAAATAGTCATCTATTTTAGTTAAATAACTATTTTCAAATGTAGAAATTTGTAAGTTAATATTTTGTTTTACATTTGCAAATGTTTTATATTGTTTTTTTAAATTTGCAAATTCTAAATTAGTTATTTTATTTATTGTTTCATTTTTTGTTTTTAATGGTAAAATACGAATTTCTTCTCTTGACGGAGATATTTCTTGTATCCATACTCGCGATAATTCATCGTTATTTCCAACTTTATTTCTAACAAAATTTATATTAAGTTTGAGAATTCCATTGGTAAACCCCAAATCATTTAATAATTTTTCAGCATCAATCGCAATTTCCTTTGTACCATTTTTATTTGTAACATTATACATATAATTTTTAATATCTCCCGTTTTTATGTAAGAAACATTATTTCCTGATTTTTGTGGTAATAAATTATTGTTTATATCATAAACGGATACTTCCATTGTATCATATGAATTATCACCAAAGGTAGATGTAACTGTTTCATTTTTTGCAATAATAAATAAATCTTTATCTTCTATAAATTGTCCTACATTTTGTTTATTAAGATTTATTTGTTCAATGTTTGTATATTTTTTAATGCTCATTTTATTTATTTAATTTCATTAATTAAAGACTTGTTTTGTGCCCACCCGAATTTGTGTAAGTTTTGCTTTTTTTATGCCACTTTGTTAGTGCAAATTGAGTATCTAAATATGGTATAGTGTCAACAAACCCATCGGCTCTTGTTGAACTAATTTGCATCCAACCATAATAAGTTGTAGTATTAGAAATTGCACCCCAAAAACCATTAGGGCCCTTTGAATCCCATGGGCCGCTTGCTTCAGGATTAAATTTCATGTATATAATTTTTTCTGTTTCGGCCGGTATAGTAGTTGCAAGGCCGGGGTTTGGGAATCCTGCTACTGGATATTTAGTATTTACATTTCCTGGTGATTCACCAAATTCAAACCATTTCGGCCCTAAGTTAATAAAGCCGTTTACGTTTGGTGTGTTTTTGGTTTTATTAAACGTAGCTGATAGATTTACTTTAACACTTTCTTTATCAAAGTTTTTAAAATATAAACGGCCATGACTATTTCCCCAATCCATTCTTCTATCATCATTATATCCCCAACCATAAAATTTTGGTTGAGTTACATCACTAGTAAACCCATCCCAATAAACAACTAATATAGAATTTAATACTATACCATTCTTTTCAGCTGCAAAAGCTCTGGCGTCCCCTTCTATTTTTGTTTTTGTTTCAATGGTTGCAATTTGTACATTTATTGTTTGTATTAATAAATTTAATGTATTAACATGTTTTAATAATGCACTAATTTCTTTAGAAAATCCTCTATTTTGTGCAACAATTGATGTTCTTTTAATAGATTCCAATAATGATTTTTGAATAGCTTCTTCTATTTGGGTATTAAATTGTTCAATTGTTTTTTTTAAACTTTTTATAGAAGCTGCTAATAAAGTATTTGAAGATTTTATTAAAGTTTGTTGTGTTTTTTCAAATTGTATTTGGGAATTATAATCATCTTTAATTGAAATTAATTGGTCTACTATTTTAGTAATTTCATTAATTTTAGTTTTAATATTGGAATTTATTAATAATTGATTATCGTATACTGGTTTTTGAACAAAATTTGTATTTGATTCTGGAATATTTGGATTTATTTCAGCTGCACTTGTATTAATTGATTTTAATAATTCCGTAATATCATATGCCGGTGATTGTAATTTTTGAAATACTAATGAAGATGCAATATTTGAATCATTTACAATAGTAACACCTGCATTGGTTTTGGTAGATGCACTTGAGCCCGATTGAGTTAGTATTGTATTTAATTCATTTTTTCTTTTAGCTGAAAGAACTACTGATATATTTTCTAGTGGTGTACTCAATTTACTTATATTTTTTTAATTCATTGCTTGGGTCAGAGTTATTTCCTTCTTCTCTACCACCACCGGCTGGACCAGGTGTACTTGGGAATATTTGTGTTTTTGTTATTCTAATTTCTGCACCAATTTGATTTAATAATCCAGTTATTATTGCATATAATGTTTCTATTTGTTTAATCAATCCCTCAATTTGTGCCTTTAACCCCGCGTTTTGTGATTCCAATGATGTTCTTAATATTGATTCATCCGTTGATTTTTGTACCACTTGTGCAATTTTTGTTGAATACAATTCAATTAAATCCGTAAGTGTGTTTAATTGATTTTGTAATACATCTTGTGTTTGTTCTATTTTTAAACGTTCATTAATTTGTTTTTCTAATTCAATTTGTAAATCATCAATTTCTTTATTTAATAGAGGTATATTAGAATTTAAATTGTCTAATTCAATTTGTAAATCTTTTTGAATTTGAACCTCAGTATCATATATATCTTTTGGTATTAGATTTTTTTTTGATTTATTTACGTTTGGTATTAATTCCGTTACTTCAACATCTATTGCTTTAGCCAATTCTACATTATCAAATTTTGAGTTAACTAAGGGATTAAATATCAATGTACTGGCTACGTTTGTATCGGAAACATAGTTTATATTATAATCGTTCGTCACCATTGCCTGTGACCCCAATTCCGTTAATATTTTATTTAGGTCATCTTTCCTTTTTTGTAATTGGACTGCTGTTGCATTTTCTAAAGATGTTAATGCCATTATTCTACTATTTTAAATGTCAATTTATCATCTATTATGTCCGTTATTCCATTTTGTAAAATTTTAATCTTTAATCTATAAACTCTATCCGCTGCATATGTCGATGTATCTAAATTGAAATAATTAGATGTACTATCACAACTCAATTTAGAATAATCACCAAATGGAATTATTATTTCGTTTGTTATATAATCTTCAATTTGATAATATGTTGAACCCGATGGTAAGTATTTTGCTTGGTCATATCCAAATGTTGTTCCAAATGTTTTATATGGAAACACATCTCTACCTTTGACTCTTATTTTAATTTTAGTATCTTTACTATATTGATTTTTTAAATTTGTAACTACAACTTTATAGTCATCACTTGCTGAACCCGTTACCGGTGTTAAACTTCCAGTTACAAAAGAACTATCATCCCAAACTAATTCTAATTTAGGTTCATATATTGTATTTGTTTCCTTAGAAAAGAATTTAAGAACACCATAATCCAAACCATCATTGTCCGTACTAATTGACGCCGATGTATGATGGTGTAATATGATACCATCATTTGGTAATCTATTTGAACCACTAATCCATAGTTTTACAATATTTGTTACATCCATTCTAATATCATCTGGTTCATTATTAAAAGATTGAGATGCCATAGATGCTGTATACCAAGTTCCTCCACCACCATTAGTGATTGAACCCGTATCGGAGCCTGCACTATATGAGCCTGACAAATCTAACCATTTAGAACTACCATTTTTATAATACCAACTAACACCATCCGATGTTATGTTGTCAAATTTTGTACCAGTTCCCATATTCCAACTTCCAGATACAGCATTTGCATAAATTGTATATTCTAAAGGTATTTCTTCTGAGTTTGCTGATTTTAAATTTAAGTATGTTTTATAATTAAATACATATTCTCCGTTTGAAATATCCAATGCCAACGATGCCGACTCTAAATTATATGAAGCGGATACCACCAAAGATTGTGTTACATAATTATTCCAAGATGCAGAATATGATGATGATAAACTACTGGTAATTGATAAACTAGTACTATATGATGATGACCAATGTAATGATGATGATACTGCCGTATACCACGAAGATGATATTGTAGAAACGGATGCACTATTTGAATTTAATAAACTATTCAACGATGCGGATTCTTCCAAAACAACTTCGGAAACCTGTGTGATTGGAAATTTAATTAAAGTTCTAGCTATATCCATAGTAGAACCATAATAAAGTTTACCTACTTCTAATATCTCATCTCTACCTGCATTTTGTTCAGGTTGTTGAAGATATATACTCGCGTCAAATGATGATGTAAAAAATTTATGCATTATAGTGCCCTCCCTTTTATGTCTTTGTTAGGAAATTTAACTTCAAATATTGATGGGTCTAAAGACGGATAGACAATCTTACCTTTAGTTGCTTCATCTATATTATATTTATTTGGTGAATAACTTCCAGCATCACCACATAGATTTGAAATTTTTACGGATGGTACACTCATAACTCCCTCTACATTTGCAAGAATTAATTCTATTTCTGAAATGTTTATTGGTTTATTGAATGTCCAATTATCTATATTAAAATAATCTTGTAATTGAGTTAAACAATTTGTAATGACTTCTCTTTTGTTAAAATTTGAATAACATATAATTTCAAAATCACAACCAATGTTTATAATAAATCCATTAATCATATTTACTGCGTCCGTTATCATACGATATTCACCTAAATATGTTTTAAGATTTTGTTTAACGGCCTGGTTTAAATTTGTTAAATTCTTATTTAAATCATATCCTAAAACATACATATTAATTGCAAATGGATTATTATTTTCTGCAACATTAGATTGTTTTTGATTTAAATATTTAATCAATTCTTTTTGAATATCTGTTTTAGATTTTGTTTTTAATCCATCCACTAAATTTGTAAATTCAGCAATATTTTTTGGATTGGCAAGTATTGAAGAAGGACTATTATTGTCAACCTCACCATCAGGACTAACATATACTTTTGCAACACTACCATATCTTTCAGGCATTGATAAAGCTCTTACAATATAATCTTGTCTAGTTACTGCTCTATTTTGAGAACCAAACATTGCAATTGCATTGTTTCTAATTTCATCTATTGATTCCGCACCTCTTCCACCAACAGCGGGTTCTAAATTTTCAGCTGCAACTGTATTTTTTATATCATTATATATTCTTAAATCGGTATCACTTAAAGATAACAAATCTTCTTCAAATTCAATTCTACTAATTCTATTTAAATCACCAGTATTTACATTCGATTCAACACCACCACCTACTAAATATTTTATAGTTAATGTTGTATTTGTAGGTGCTATTCCAAATGTATTTGTTTTTAAAAAATTAGAAGGGTCAATTCCTTGATTTAATCTATTAACCGAATTTGCCAATCCCAATCCTACATTTTTTGGATTTGGTAATATTCTTTCATCCGACATACTAACATCACCACTACCAAATTGTAAATCAATACTATTATCGGAATTAACCTTTACAGAAAATCTTCTAGGTACTTTTTGTACTTCTAAAATATATGGTACTGTATTTGAATATTCTGATAATGCTGTATTGTATGATGTATTAGCTTGTTCTACAAAAATAGTTTCTTGAGCTAAATAAGGTACTTCATAATATTTTATATTATCTTCATCAACAACCGAATTGATTGCAATTATATTTGAATCAACTATTGTGGCAGTTGGATAATCTACATCATTTGTAGTAAATGAAACCGTTGTAGTTTTTTCAGTTGCAGATATTGCTTTTACTTTTTTAGTAATTAAATATCTAGATGGTTCTTGTGTATTTGTATTTCTTTCATATACATCAATTTCTCTACCTTCTGCCAATGAAAAGTCAACAACATCCGTACTTCTAAAAGTTACCCCTTCATTAGAATCAATTTGCAGGCCATCTTTTATTTTAAGATAAAATCTATCGTCTGGTTTATTAACCGAACCACTTCCTACACTTGGTACAAGTTGATAAACCGTCAATGTAGTAACGGCCGGTGATGTTAGTTTGGGTTTATATCCCATTGATTGTGCTAAAGCTAATACATTTTTCTTTTCACTTGCATATGATAGTATTGATTCTTTTAATTGGGTATCTTGATAAAAAGATAACATGTCTCCAATTGCAGCAGCCTGTTCTATAAAAATAGAACCAGGGGAAGCTTCACTAAAATCAGAATATGAATCTGGAAAATAAGTTTTAGTAAAATCAATTAAATTTTGTTTTAATGTTGCAAAATCTTTGCCAACATAATTAAAATTTTTATTTTGATTTCCCCAACTTTTATCTGAAGGTTTAAGTGCCATTATTAATTATTTACATTTATTTGTATTGTTTCGGTCAAATTAGGATTTGATATCAATGAAAATTTTATATCCAACGCAATCCTATTATTATCTATATCATTATTATCATAATCAAATATAATTTGATTTATATTAATGTTTGGTATCCAACTTTGAACGGCATCTAATATAGATGATTCTATTCTATTCTCTAAATTTTCTCCGTCAATTTGTTCAAAAACCAATAACCAAATGTCACAACCAAATTCGGGTTGTTGTACTCTTTCTCCTTTTTTTGTTAAAATTAAATTTTTTAAATTATCTTTGGCTTGAGATAGGGTAGTGTAACTAACAGGAAAAATACCATTAGAATCGGAAACTCTATTTATTCCAATACCTAATATTTTATAATTATTCTGTGTTAAATCGGTTACATTAACTTTTCCTAACTCTATCGCCATTATTTAAATCTTTTAACTAATTCCGAATAATCTCGTGTCAACGCTTTTATCGTAGCATCTTGTAATCCATCACCTGTTGATTCAAACGTTGGAACATTAGATGGTACATTTACATCTCTAAAATCCATAGTTTCCCACTCACTTTCATCAACCCTCAATTCAGGCTTAATCATATCTAATACACTTCCAACCGCTTGTGCACCTTCTTTACGTTGTTCTGCAGAAAATGGTTGAGTCATATTAAGAATCTCATTAATCATTGGGTCTTTTGAAAATTCTCTTTGTGGTTTTTGTGTTTGTTGAACCGGTTGTTGTCTTTTAACCGATGTAGGGGTAACGTCAGTCATCTCTCTCAATGATGGAGTAGATGGTTTCTTTTGTGAGTTTAATGTAACTGCACCAGATTTAATAAGTTTAACAAGTTCTTCTTTTACTTGTAACTTAACTTCGTTTTTAACAACTTCTTTAATTAAAGTTAATAAAATTTCTGATTTCATAATAATTGTTTTGTATATGTTTAGTAATAAATATTGAAAGTTAAAATTTACCCAATAGTAACCTTTTGGATTTGTGATGCGTTTGCAAGTGCTTCTTTTTCTTCTTTCTCTTTTTTCAATGCCAATTCTACTTCTTTGATTTTTTCTCTGGCCTTATCATCCTGATATGTAGAAGTTAATGCGGTTTGTATAGCTTGTGGTAAATTTTTTATTGATTCTAAAAACTCTTTATCATCTCCTTCGGTAACGTCTCCCAATGCATCAAACCCTATTGCCAAAGAATTCAAAACTAAATTTGGAGTTCTCGCCGCATTCTTTAATACTGCGGATGGATTTGATATTGGTTTTACTACATATCCCACCCATGGTTGAATTCCAGGTGCAGGAGGTGCAGGTGGAGGATATTGACAAAAACATTCAATATAACCTGTTAATGTTAATAGATGTAATGCTGCCGATGCAATAAAACTCATTAAAAATGGTGAAAATGGTGTAACAGGTTCTACTAATATTGGTGTCCATATACCAGGAAAAATACATTGACCGGTGATTGTTCTTAAATTTTTTACTGACCCAATGCATGGTATAATTGGTGTTTTAATTGTTGATAATTGTGCAGCCATCCAATAAGCTTTAACTGCAAGTCCGATATTATCCAATAATGTTTTAGTATCTGAAATGTTGGTCACTTGTAATATTCCAAATAAAGTATCTTGCATTAATTGTTTGTTTCCAAACTCAACCGCCAAATTACTTAACATAGTACCTCCACCACCTTTAATTACAGAATCATATTCATCTGCAAGTTCATGTGCAAACATAAACATATTTAATTCGTCTTTCAAAGTTTCTGCTAATGGATTATCAAATATAGTATTTGTAATACTTTCACCGGATTTTTCTACAATCGTTAGTTTTTGAATACTTCTAACTTTTGACATACCAATTAACATATTGATATAAAAATCAGTCCAGGATGCACTTTCACTATGTTTAAATAAATCAAAATTCATTATATTAAGATTTACTTAAATAATTATTCATAGATAACATTGTTTTAAGTGATTTTTGTATATCTCTAAATGCTCCTTGATTTAGTGGTGGCAATTTTGTTTTACCTGCAGGGGTCAAATATTGTTGTGCAATTATCTCATCAATTAATTTAGATAATATTTGAACCAATTCACCTCCTAATACCATTTTTTGTACATCTGCGCCTGCATCTCCAATACCTACATTTTTTCCAATAAAAACCTTACCATTATCTGAATTTAAAAATATTTGATTACTTCCATCCGAATGAATTGTTATATTTTTATTATTGTGTATGTATATTTCTTTTTCCGCATCAATTGAGAAATTACCATCGGTTATTATTCCTGTATTTCCTTTACCAAACATAATGAATTCACTAGCTTTGGCTGATAAAATAATTCTATCGGAATTTACAAACAATTGATTACCTGTTAATTTTTCTGAAGCTGGATAATTTTTAAATGCAATTTTAGATTTATTTATCGTTTCTTTAAATGGTACTTTTATTTTATTAGAAGTTATATAAACCGATGTACCATCTTTATTTATATCCTCATCTATTAAAGTTCCAATTGGTTTTGAATCCAATTCTGAATTTTGTTTATTTCTTATGAAAATTCCAGGTGATGAAGTTTTTCCATCTTCCGTTAAAAAGAATTCACTAAAACGAATTGTGTTACCAACTCTTCCACTTAATATCGTATCACCTTGTTTTGGATTTAAAAATTTAATTTTTTCATTTATATCATACTCTCCGGTATTTTTTTTTGGTTTTGTCGCAGTGGTTTTTGGTGCGGCCGTATTTTTTCTATAAGCTAACCCAGTCATATCATCACCTGCCTCTATAATATTATCTTCAGGCAATGTTGCAGCATATGTTATATAATCTCTCCTATAATTTGAATATGGTGTTTTTGAATATGGCAACCAAAATGTAAGACCATGTAGTTTTAATATAACCACAGTTTCTCCTTTAATTGGAAATGTAAAATTATTTTTATCAAATGGATGTGCAATATCGCTTATTCCAATTGTATCTTCAAAATCATAAGTTATTGCACCATATTTTCTAGAGTCGTAGTCTGCAAATTTATCATTTCCATTGTATATAGATACATTATCTTGACTTGCAGTATCATCTCTATCTATCGGTTCAAATGGAGTACCGGTTGGATATACTTTGTCAACTGTAGCTAAAAATGATTCTATATTTGTCATTATAATTTAGTTTTGATTTCTTCAATTTCAATTTCTAAATCACCCATTTTTTCTTTTGTCTTTTCTTCTACCGCATTGATGGTATCTTCCATATCTTGTAGTAATTGCGTTTTTTCATGTTCACTTAACCAACCATCTTCACCAATACCTTTTGCTTCTGCTGCTGCAAGTCTTTGTGCAATCGTTGCAAGTTTAATTAAGTGGTCATCGTTTTTAACCGATACCTCAATTAAATCTTTTATAATAGGTGCAATAACCGTTGCTTCACCCACATTACGAATAAGTTTTCTTAACGATTCAATTAACTCAGAAATGTTTTTCTTTTTGTTTTGTTGATTTTCGTATATATCTTTAAATAATGATGATAAATTCTTACCATCAAATAATTGAAATTCGTTTGACATTATATTATGTTGTTCTTTACTATATAATTATAAAGTTCCTGACTTATCAGTTGGTATCCAGCTTCGTTGGGGTGTTGTGCAACTTTCATTGGGTTTGGAATTTTCTTTTCCCAAACATCTTCACCTTTAAAATTTTTCATTAACCACAATTCTAAAGATTCTTTTGCAAACCCCCAATATGTTGATTTATCAATTAAATGAGTGTTATCATCTTTTTTATCCAAATTTTGAATCATTAAATCAAATGCATCACACATAATATATTTTACACCATATTCATTTAACATATGTTGCAAATAAATTATATAGTTTTGATTTATTACATTATAATAATTTTGTGTAAATAAATTTCCTAAAAAGAATTTTTTATACTCAGCCAAAAAATTATTAAACTTTTTATCTCCATATGTGTATGATTCTGTAAACTTATGTGGTAAGGCTGCTAATTCCATTTGTCCCCAACTTATCCATTCACCTTTTGGTAAAAATGGAACATAATCTCTTAACGATGAACTCCACATGATAACAACAAAATCATCTTTATGAATCTTTCCATTTCTTAAATCATTTATAACCTCATTAAAAATAACATTATTTGCTTTACCACTCCATCCATTATTTACGGGTTCTAATCCTAATTTATTGGCAAGAGTGTTTACCCAACTACTTTCATTTCTAAATAGTTGTAATTGTTTTCTGTCTTTAAATGATTGTTCTATCGGCCAGTTGGTTCCTTCTCCTTCTGTCCAACTATCTCCAAATGCGTGTAGTTTCATTATTTGCTGATTAAAAATTTACCTAATACTAAATAGTCCATGTCACAATTATGAAATGTCCAAATTGCTTTTTGTGGGTCATTTGTCATTGTGTGGTCTTTTAAGTTAAACGATGTATTCAATAGAATCGGTGTTCCTGTTAGTTTTTCGAACTCCTTTAATAAGTCATAGTAAAGTGGGTTATCTTCTCTTTTAAGTGTCTGTATCCTTGCAGAATTGTCAACATGCGTTACTGACGGAATGTTTACATCCTTTTTAACTTTGACAACCTGATTCATATAAGGAACATCTTCTTCTGATAGAAAATACTTTTGATAATCTTCAATTGTAACCGATGGAGCAAATGGTCTAAACATCTCTCTCTTTTTGACAACCTTATTAATTCTATCTCTAATGTCGGATAAATGTGGATTACCTAATATAGAACGATTACCCAACGCTCTTGCACCAAATTCAGTTCTACCTTGAAACCAACCTATGATATTACCCTGTTCAATTAGCTTTGCAACTTCTTTACACAATGTCTGTTGGGTATCATGCATTATAACTTTACTTCTATGATTTTGTAATATAATTTTAAGTAATTCAGGACTACTCCACTCCTCACCTAAATATGGAGATTGATTATCACCACCTTTTACTTTTGGATTACCAAATGTTTGATGATAATGATATAAACATGCACCTATTGCAGAACCACTATCCGATGGAGCAAATGGAATAAATACATTCTTAATTGCTGTAAAATGTTTAATTTTACCATTGGCAGTTCCATTATATGCACATCCACCACCCAATACTAAATTCTCACATTCCCAAGTATTTGTAATTCTATTGATAATAAAGTATAATGCACTTTCATACCAACCTTGCAATGAAGCAGCTAAGTCTTTATGATGTTGTTCTATTGGTTCATCTTTGAAACGTGGAGGAAATCCAATTAAATCAATAAGCTTTTGATTAAACATATCATTATCGGATGTATGCCATGTAAAGTAAGACATGTCCATCTTTACGATGTCTATTTCACCACCGGTAGTAACAACTTTATCAAATATGTTATTATATTTTTGATTATCCCCATATGGTGCCAATCCCATTACTTTATACTCACCTTCGTTTGGTTTAAATCCTAAATAAGCAGTAAATGCTGAATATATTAATCCTAATGAATGTGGAAAGTGTAGGGTTTGTATTTTGTGAAATCCCCTCTCATCACACATCGCTGAATATATAGTATGTGATTCACCAACTCCATCAATTGAGAGGCCTATTGCTTTATCAAATGGTGATGTGTAGTAAGATAGTGCTAAATGTGAATGGTGGTGTAGTGAATATAAAATTTCTCCATCATATCCAATTGATTTTAATATTCCTTTTAAATTACCTTCCGATTGATTCCATCTTTTTAAGAATTGTCTCCATTTCATTGGATATCTTAAACCACCCCACTTACCAATGGTTTCTCTAACTCTTTCAAATTTATCTTTTGGGTTCTCATACCAACAAACCATATCAATTTCATCAATTGTTATTTTTGCATATTCTAAACACCATTGAATTGCTTTAAACGGAAAAGAACTATCATGTTTTTCGCCGGATAATTTTTCTTCTTCGATTGCACATATAACTTTACCATCTATAACTAATGCTGCCGCAGAATCATGGTAAAATGCTGATAGACCTAATTGTATCATATTTAAATTTTTATATCACCTTCTCTATCAAATTCACTATAAAGTGCCATTTGTTTTTCTTTCATCTTATTGACAACCTTTGTAATGTAATGAGTAGGGTGACCTGTCATTTCTCTAATAAGTAGATATAATGATTTTTTGTTAAAATTTTCTATGTAATTCGCTCTTCTAAATAATTCCAATACAGAATCTGCAATTTGCATATCTCTTTTCTTTGGAAAATGATTTTCTAAATGTTTATCCCAATATTCTAACATTCTAATATTAAATGTTCTATGTTCGTCATTTCTTTCCTCCTCTCTAAAATTATTTTCAGTATCAAATGATTCTGGTAAACCCGACATCACATCGGTATCTTTATATCTTTTATAGTTTGCATTATTATTTAAAATAAGATAATTCCTTGCAACAATAGTAAAATAACTAAATGCTTTACCCTTACCGGCTTTGTACATATGTATTTTTTCAATCATAAATGCAACAACTTCCGACATTACATCTTTTGGGTCATCATCAAAGTAAGTAAACTTCCATTTATTATAAACTATCTCTGCAAGTTTGTCAAATGCATCTGCAATTCTTTCTCTATATAGTTTATCTTTAATATATTGGTCATCGGTTAAATTATATTCAATGATAGCATCTTCAGTATCTTTTGGAAAATATTGTCTATTCGGCCCTCTTTTCTTTCTAATTGGCATCTTTTTGTTGTTTGAATTTTTCTATTGTTTCTTTGATTTGATAAAATATAGAACCAACTTCATCATCCTTCTCAAACATTGCACGACTATCAATCAGTCTCAATGCTTCCAGTAATGCTTCGTTTCTTTCAATTTCCGTTTGTATAAATTTTTGTGTATCTTCGTATATATCTTCGTATTTTTCTAATTTTTTTAGAAGATTGTAAACTACATATGATAATGTAATTATAAGTAATGTAAGTATTGTATATATCATATTAAACGATTTCGTATCCTTGTAAAAATAATTTATTTGCATTTTTGTATTTAACTTCAACCATTTCCCCTTCTTTTGATTTCATTACTATTTTTTCATTTCTACCAAAGTCTACTTTTTTTACTACCTGTGTATTATAAACTCTATCTTTAATTGTAAATCCATCTAAATGGTCTATTTCATGTTGAACAATAACTGTCATCATTGTTTCTTTTGATATTGATTCATTTACTTTGTCTCCTTCTGGATTAATTTCAAATGTTAACTCACCTAAATTATCCGTATCAATTACTACTTTACAAGCTCTAATGGTTCTAGTTGGTTTTGTAAGTGATGATGGGATAGATAAACATCCTTCCATAAAAAGAAATCCTTCTTTAGATTTTTCTCTAATAATTGGATTTAACAAAAATAATTCGGTAACATCATCTTCTTCTCCAAATTTAATGTAGCAAGCTCTTTTTTTAATTCCTAATTGAGTTGCTGATATACCTAAACCTGGATATTCGGTTAGTCCTTGTTCTAATTGTTTTCTTAACTCATCTGCCTCTTGTTGAGTTATTTCTGATTTTAGTACAGGAGTTTTAAGATACTCCGTAAACTCTTTTGTTGTTAGTCCATTAGAACCTTTGTCAACTATTAATTTCATATTTTATTTTTTTAATCCGTATTTTATCCACTTATACCAAACTCTTTCGTGAATATAGTATTGTATGGGTTTATAAATCAATTCTGCTACTCCAAATGCTGCTCCAACTTTTATTGAACCACTTATCAACCACATTAATAAGAATCCAACTAAGGTACTTATAATTCGATATGAAATGGTTTTAGCAATGTGTCTTTTACGCTCTACTAACATCTTCGTTATCTATGTTGTAAACAATCACATCTCCATTGGAGTCTATGTATTTTTTTCTAATGGCAGTTCCACTAATTTGTTCGATTTCT